GAGCGTGGTTGGGATTATGTCGGCTGCGGTAAAAAAGCCAAATACTTTGAACCAAAGGAATAACCATGTCCCAGAGCCAATGGATACTCAAGGTTCTGGAACAACGCCCCCTCACGCCCCTAGAGGCGTTACATGGGTGCGGATGTTTCAGGTTAGCCGCCAGGATTAAAGAATTACGCGAGCAAGGCCACGACATTAAAACCAAGGCACTCATACTGCCTGACGGCAAGATTGTCGCGCAATATCATCTAGAAAGTAAACGACCACAGAATTGCGGCACAGGGTTCTGTTCGTGTATTGAGTGCATTTATAAAGGTGACCAATGAAGATGCGATATTACCGTAAACAGTTCTGGTATTTCCCTGAGTTAGGCGTATTTATGAAATCACATAGCCGCAAAGTTATTTTTCGCAAAGTTAGTTACTTTTTTTAAAGGTTCAACATGAACAATCAAGACGATTTCGCACCTGAAGTACGCAACAGCGCCTGGTGGGCATCAGATACACGCCAAGCTGCCAACGGTCGTGCTATTGACCAAATCCTCATCAAACAAGGTAAGCAAGAAGCGCCAGACCTCTCAGACATTGAGGCTGTGCATATGGGCCATGTGATGCAGCCAATGATTCTTAGGCTTGCAGAGAACGCTATGCGGGTGGAAGTCAAAGATGCTGACTATATGCTTACTCATCCTACTGAAGACTGGTTTCGCTCTCATTTTGACGGGATTACGGCTGATGGATCAATCCTGGTTGAAGCCAAAAACTACAACGCCGCCACACGCAACAAGTTCGACTTTGAACAGGGTCGCATCCCGCCAGCGGACTATGCACAGTTGGTTCACGAAGCAGCGGTGCACAACGTCAACAAAGTCTGCTTTGCAGTCCTATTCGGCGGCCAAGAGTTCAAGCATTATGTCTTTGAGATTTCGGAACAAGAAAAGACAGAACTTATCCAAAAGATGGCCGTTAACTGGTCGCACGTTAAGTTAGGCACCTTGCCGACACCGGAAACAGTCGATCAGACGAAGATTGTCTATCCAGTGAGCACCGCTGGCGTGATTACAGCCACGCAGGACGTTGAACACGCCATTGAACAGCTAAAGGTACTCAAAGGCAAAATAAAGGAACTGGAGACCGTTTACGAAGGTTGGGAAGTGCAGATCAGAAACTACATGACTGACAACGAAGAGATCAGAAGTATTGATGGCTCGACGTTAGTGAGCTGGAAGAGTTCTAAATCTAGTGCAAAGTTCTCAACAGAGTTGTTCAAGGCCGCTATGCCGGACATTTATAAGCAGTTTGTCATTGAATCACCAGGCTCACGGAGGTTTTTAGTCAAATGAATACGCAAAAATATCAAGAAAGAATAAATAAGTGGTCGATGCCTGTGCCGTTTTCAGGATGTTGGATTTGGATGGGTTCAACAGGCAATTCAGGTTATGGAAAAACACGTTTCAATCATAGTGATGATTTATTAGCACATCGTGTAAGTTATTTAGGTTTTAAAGGTGAAATTCCGCAAGGAATGTGTGTTTTGCATAGTTGCGACACTCGCACTTGCGTTAATCCACAACATTTGTTCTTAGGTACTCATTCAGACAATTCTAAAGACATGGTTGCTAAAGGTAGGCACAAATGTCCTGCGAAGTTGCGTACAAAATGCCCGAAAGGACACGATTATTCTGGGTTTAATTCAAATGGCGCAAGAATTTGTGCGGTTTGTAATAAAGAAACTCGCCAACGGTACGAACAAAGGAAAAATCATGCAATTAATGCCATTTGATCAAAAATTACAGTTAGCAAAAGCGTTTGCAGATTCAAAATTGTTTGGGATGACCGACCCAAACCAAGTGCTTGCTTTAATGGCTATTTGCGAAAGTGAAGGAATTCATCCTGCAAAAGCGGTTCAGGAATACCATATTATTCAAGGTCGTCCTGCACTCAAGGCCGATGCAATGATGGCTAGATTTCAGGCCGCTGGCGGTAAAGTTAACTGGGAGGTGTATACCGATGAACGTGTCACAGGGACTTTTAGCCATCCGAATGGTGGATCTCTTTTGGTCACTTGGACTATTGACCAGGCCCGAAACATTGGACTTGTTAAACCAGGCAGTGGGTGGCAAAAATTTCCACGAGCTATGCTCCGATCACGCTGCATTAGCGAAGGCATTCGATCAGTTTACCCAGGCTCTGTTACAGGGTTCTACTCGCCCGAAGAAGTCCAAGACTTTGAACCCGTAAAAACACGCGATATGGGGCGTATTCAGCCTGAACCAGTACCAACTATCACGCAGGATGGTGAAGTCGTGCTAGGGGACGTTTTAGACGCTCCTGAAGCCAATTATGGTGATGTTGCGCCACCTGAATTACCGCTCTATGTGCCAGGCACCGATAAACCGCACCAATACGTTTACGATAATGAAGACTTTATTCGTGAATTCGGTAATTTGTGCGACAGAATCGGGAAATCGAAAAAACTTGATGCGGGGGAGAGGTTTGAGAAATGTAAGGCGCTGGCCCGTGCCAATCAAGACTTTATTGACAAGATGACTGAAATCCAGAAAACCGTACTTAACCGCATGATCGCAACCGCAGGAGAAACACAATGACTAACCACATTCCAACCCCTGGCAAAGGTGTTATGTTTCAAAACAATAAGAAGACTACTGAGCGACACCCCGACTGGAAGGGTCAGCTCTTAGTAACCAAAGACTACAAGGTGGGTGACACCCTCAAGTTCACAGGGTGGACTAAACAATCAGCGGTGGGCCAACTCATCAGCCTTGCTGAAGACACCTTTGTTCCCGACCCGCAGTGGCGCGAGAAGTTAGCAGCCGCTAAGAAAGAGGAGCACGCCGGCACCTATCCGCGTGAAGTTAAATCATTTGATGATGATGATTCGGTACCATTTTGATGCGACACGTTTTACATTTGCCGTACCCGCCAAGCATCAACAACTACTGGATCGCTAGTGGCCATCGCAGGTTTGTATCTAAGCGTGGTCGTGACTTTAAACTAGCGGTACAAGAGTATGTTGCACTGCACCAATTGGAATCTTTTGGTGGGGCGGGAGTGGAAGTTGATATTGTTATCAGACCACGGGATGCACGCTTGATGGATATTGACAACTCTATCAAGCCTATTCTTGATGCGCTGCAAGACGCAGGACTCTTTGACAATGACGCACAGGTATCAACTGTGACTTGCCACAGGGGTCTTGTAAAGAAGGGTGGTGGCGGTTGCATAGTGATCGTCACCAATGAAGTACCACGCATAGAAGAAGTTTAATCAACCAATAAGGTTATACAAATGTCTAGTCCTAAAATACTCATCGCCACTCCTATGTACGGTGGCCAGTGCGCGGGTTTCTACACGCAGTCGTTGCTCAACCTTCCTGCAACACTCAAGGAGGCTGGCATCGAGTCGATGTTTACGTTTATGTTTAATGAATCTCTCATTACTCGCGCGCGTAACGCTCTGGCTAACGCTTTCCTGAAGTCAGACTGCACGCACCTGATGTTTATTGATTCTGATATTGGTTTTAATCCTGCTGACATTGTTAAGATGGTTCAGGCCGATAAGAACGTGATCGGTGGTATCTATCCCAAGAAAGAGATCAACTGGAACACCGTTAAACGTGCAATGGATAACGGTATTGCCAACGATATGCTGAAACACCACACCGGATCGTTTGTGGTGAACCTGGTAGGTTATGCAGCCGAAGTCACCGTACCAGTCGATCAGCCTGTTGAAATTATGAACGCAGGTACGGGTTACTTGCTCATTAAACGTGAAGTGTTCGAAGCGCTAGAGCCTCATGTACCGCATTATTTCAATGACGTGCACGATCTAGGCAACACCATGCAAGCGCGTGACAAGATACACGAATACTTTGCGACCTCGATTGAAGAGGAAACAGGCCGCCTATTGTCAGAGGACTATCATTTCTGCGCGATCTATCGCAAGATTGGTGGTCAAATCTGGGCAGCACCTTGGGCTGTTCTCACCCACGTTGGCACCTACGCCTTTGAGGGAAGGTTAATCCCCGCACCATGACAAACTTCACACAAGACTGGTTTAGTCACAACATAGAGAACTTTAAGGCCATCAAAGGGATGCTGCCAGTATGCAACAGCATCTTAGAGATAGGCTGCTTTGAGGGTAGGGCAACGTGTTGGATGCTCGAGAATATGCTGGCCAATAATGGCGAGATTGTTTGCGTAGACACGTTTAAAGGCTCTGAGGAGCATACCGACATCATCTTAGAGAATATGTATGAGCGTTGGAAGACCAATGTCGATCAAGTGCGGAAGAAAAGCCAGTATGTGCAACCCTACAAAGGCACTTCTTACCAAATGCTCGGCAGACTCATTGCAGAACAACAAGAGTTTGATTTTATTTACGTCGATGGCAGCCATACCGCCTATGACGTGATGACAGACGCTTGCATGGCTTGGGGGATGCTCAAAAAAGGTGGAGTCATCTTGTTTGATGACTATCTGTGGGCTGATATGCCAGGGCTGCTACACCGCCCTAAACTTGGCATTGATTATTTCACAACACTCTTCTCAGAGCAGAACCAGTTAGTGCTCATGGGCTACCAACTGGGTTTGCGTAAGCTCTAACGACGACAACCCCACCTACGCCTAGCCGCTTTGCCACGTTCACCCTTCCAAGACTTAGAACGTGCACAAAACGACTTATGGCGCGGGTTCTTAAGGTCTTTAGTAGGTGCCTTGAGTTTGCTACCCGTCGCACGATTAGTCTTGGCTCGACCCTTGGCCGTTAATCCCGCCCCCCTTGATGCGGGTAACTTCTCACCCCTACCAACAGAAAGATTAGGATTCTTTGCCATCAGGTCACCATAATGAGTGCTGCGTCTTTAACATGGGCAACCCGTGCAAGCCACCCTTTCTCATACCTAGGGTTGTTCAACCCTTTGTAGAAGTTTATCTTCTGCTGACTAAATTGTTCAATCAAATCTTTAGGATCGTGCGTAATGGTTGCCGCATAAGTCAGTGGGCCTAGTTGACCATCCGGCTGGGCGCCCACTGCACGTTGCAAGAACAACACACACTGAGCCACCCCAGTGTTCACCGCACAATCGAACAGAAGGTAGTCAACACCTGTAAATTGTTTATCACCCCAAACCTTGTCCCAAAACAAACGTTTGTAAAGCGGTTCAACATCATCAGGCGTAAGCGTTTTCATCTCATCAATCGTTGCCTGACGCTGTACATACATCTCCCATGTCATCATGGTCACGCCAAGGTTTGTACAGCCTGGGCGGCCATCCGGCATATGGTTGCCTTTGTCATCAGGATCGGTAGAGAATCCACCTTCAGAGTCTAAGACCAACTCAAATGAGTTTTGCCAATTACTTAACATTGGCTTTCACCCACTTCTGTAATTCTTCAAGCTCTAGTGTTGTTGCAGCGCATTGTCTAGCAAGTAGTCTGTATTCGGGGGTTGCAAGAGTTCTGTCGGTGGTTGCGCCGGCGGTGGACACACTACCGCTACGGGTATTTGGCTGCACGCTGGCAGAATAGTAGTTATTAACAGCAGCAAGTTTCGCTTCATACTCATCTTTAATCCCCTGAGTGATCTGTTCGTGTTGTTTCACAATCTCTGCGTTCTTAGCCTCTTGCGCTTTACCAGCGGCTTGAACTTGCGCCCTAAACTCTACAAACTTCTTGTGTTCGTGATTCCAACCCATAAAGTACATGGCGGCACATAGCGCGAGAGCCGCAACAATCTTCATCCACAATGCACTAGGAATAGGAAACATTATTGATCCTTAAAGTTCTTGTCATCGACTGTTGCAAAACCAATATACGCACCGACTACACCCGTCACAAACAGATAAAACGGTGTTGCAATGGCGCCTAACGTTGCAGAGTTGGAACTAAGCACAAGCAATGGAAAAAACAGACCGGCAAGCATGGATAACCACGCCATCCTGCGTCTGTTCTTCCACCGATCAACCATTACAACGCTTTAAAAAACGCCGTAACCCGTTCCCAAGCCTCTTCGGCAAGGGTTTCAATCTCTGCGGGCAAGTTAGCAAGACTTTGCTCAAGACGCGCAACTTCTGCACGGGCGGTATCTAACTCAGA